CATAAAGAATCCACCTTCACCAGACATCCAAAACACAATACCATTAGAATAACTTAATGCGTTTTGACCTATTAATCCACAGTTAGTACCTACTTGTCTGACTGAAAAAGTAAATGGTGGACCAACATATTGAATAACATATGCTGAAGTATCTGTTAATACTAATGTATAATCTTTTCCTGATACTGCTCCAACAATTTCATTACCTTTATCCAATCTAAAAGTTCCTGCAGTATTCGTTGCGGTTGGTTGATAAGTATTATAATCTTCTTGGTTTGAAAATCTTATAAACATTGGATCTTGAGTTGTAGTATCACCAATTGTTGTTTCAGTTCCAAAATGAAATAAATGTCTATCTCTATCAGATACTTGTGTTAAAATTGTTTTAGTAGGAGCACCAGACATAAGGGTTGCTCTGTTAGCTCTAGGAGATGCAGCTCCTGCATTCCAAGTAAATGTTTCACCATTGTGAATAGTTGCAATTAATATTTGACCAAAGTTATCAAGACTCCAGAGCCCTGGATCCAGAATTACGTTGCTAGTTGAACTTTCCGTACCCCAAGTGCCTGAGCCCCAGGTATCTGTACCCCAACCAAAACCTGCAGTTTGAAAGGTTGGACCTACCACTACATATGGATCAATTTGCGCTGAACCTGTTCCTGAAGTAGTACCTGCTGAAGTAGAAGGCATAATAATCTCAAATGTATTTGCAGTTTTATTTCTTACTTCAAAAGTGTTGTCTTCAAAATCAGAAGTAGCATAGCCTGAACCAGTTGGTACTGTAACAGATGAAAATGTAATATATCTTCCATCTAATAGACCATGCGAAGTTTTATTAACCGTAACGGTTGCAGAACCAGTTGTTGCATCAAAGGTTGCACCTGTAATTACATCATTATCTAATGGTGTAATGTCATAAAACTCACCTGCATAGTATAAAAATAACCCTTGAGATGTACCGATCGCTACATATTTTTCACCAGCAATAGAAGTAAAATCATGTTGTGCACGTGCTACACCTGGTAAAGTATTATTAGAATTAGTTAATTGAGACCAACCTCCTATTTTTTCAGGAAGTCCATATCTAAATCTTACAAAGTCACCATCAACCCATTGTGATTCTCCACCAGAGTCTGTGACCATTTTATTGAAACCAGGTTTAAAATTAAGTTTCTGAAGCATAGTTTATCCAAATATTATAAAGGAGACAGTGGTGGTATGTGGTGGTAGCCACTGCCTCCATTATAATATACTACCTTTTAAACCAAGATGGAAGACCTAAATGTAGTCTTTTGTCAAACATATTTTCTTTAGATCCAGGAGTCTTTTGATTGTTATAATGTAAAAAAACTTGAACACATTCTTTACCTTTAAATTTTTCTCTCCAATGTTCTAATTCACAACCAGAATAAACTAACATATCTCCTGGTTTTAAATCCACTTTAATACCTTTTTTACCTGTCTCTCCAGATGGTTCTAAATAAATTGGCCAATCATCACCACCTAAATTCATAGTCGTAGATATCTCACAGCTAAATCTATCTTTATGTCTTTTAAGTACATCACCTTTTTTATAAATTCTTGCATAAGTATATGCAGGATATAATTTTAATCCTGTTGCTTTTTCCATAATTGGTTGACATTTTAATAATAATGTTTCCATAGCAATATTAGAATACTGACTATAAGTATGTGGAATTTGTTCATCAGCCCCTTCATAATAACCCAATAAAGTTTCATATGGAGAAATATATCTCTGTGCTCTACAAGTATCTAAAACCTGTTTTTGCATACAAAAATAATTTGCTACAAAAGTAGCTAAATCTTTTGAGATTGCTTGACGTATAACTGTATATTTATTTTTTTTAAAACTCATTATTATTTCCTTTTTGAAAAGAAAGTAGCTATTGAATACCGTCCTTCTCCTTTTTTATTTGTCTCAGATTTAATAGTATCTGTTTTATGATAATAAAAACTTGGAAACAAGATCATCCTATTATTTTTACATTCTATTTTTTCATTTATTCTTGGAAAATAAAAATCTCCACCTGTAAATGATTTTGGTTCTTTAAATATAAATATTAAAGATGTAAATTGAAAAGCATCGAAATGTTCTTTGTAAACATTATTGTTTTCATAGTAATTTATAAATGAATGTGAATAATTTGTTTCTATAAATTGTTCATATAAAGCTGTTTCTGTATCTTTAAATGCTTTATGTATTTTTTTATGAAATTCTTTATTTTGAAATTTATTAATTGATTTTAAAATGGGAGAATATTCAATACCTTCTTTTGTATAAATATCATAAGGATATATTCTAAAACCTTCAAATTTTGTTTTTTTATTTTCATCTAAAGCAGGTCCCTCACATTCATTTGATTTTAACATGTTAGAAGATAAAAAATCTAGTTCTTTATAAACTAAATTAAGTTCTTCTTTAGAATACCAATTATCTACTATCAAAAAATTTTTATACATCCTTAGCCATCTCTTTTGGTACTGCTTGTATATTCCAATGTATAAATCTAAATGGTTCTACACCATGGTCCACTGCATATTCATGTTCTAAGTATCCTGGAAATATAATTAATGTTCCTGGTTTTGGTTTAAAGTTTACTAAATCAGTTCCATGAAATATACCATTACTTGGTTTTAATTTTAATTTAGTTGACCGTGCACCTGTTCTCGGTTCATGAAATATTGGAAAAGAAGTTTCATCAGAACATTTTAAAAAATAAAATCCTGATACGTGTTGATTCCAATGTATATGTGCAGAGTGATGACCACCACCCTTTTTAGCAAATTCTTGTACCCATAATTCAGAAAACATAGTTGTGTATTGCTGCATATCAAAACCACACCAGTCTAAAAATTCCCAAGATTTTTGACCAATATAATTTCTAAAATCTAAAAAATTATTATCATGTACTAACGGAGTTGAATGATAACTTCTTCCAAAATCACCATGTTTTTTTATATATTCTTTTGCTTCTGGAAAATTTTTAGCTTTTTTAATATATTCATTAGAAGCCTTATTTAAAGATTTAATGAATTCAGGTTTGTGTTCAATCCATATTGGTGTTTTAAAATATTCTTCTATAATCATATTATCTAAATGGATATCCAAGGTTCCACATGACCAATGAATATCTTACTCCTTTCGTTACTGGTTTAACTCTATGCCATACAAATGAAGGGAATACAATAATAGAACCTTTAGGTAATATTTCTTTTGCTTGTTTCAAATGTTTAGCTTCTTCTCTCATATAAGGATCATAGTTTCTAAAATCAAACTCTAATTCACCCCCTTCATATTCAGACCCATCTGTTAACTGACAAGTCATTGATAGTTTTCTAATTTTACCATGTTCAGGGTTATCAGGAGTTTTTCTATCATAAGGTTTATCCCAACTATCACAATGCCAATCATAATATTGGTTGAGTTTATATTTTGTAAATTGACATGCTTCAGATCTATCCCAATCAAAATTCCAACCGGCTCCTCTATTAGCTTCGTGAATGTACGGATGTAATTCTTTATAAATCCATGGATCATCAAGCCATACTAAATCTGAATTTCTTTTTCTTTTTAAATTTTTAATTTGATCTTTAGTAAGTTCTTTATCTCCATAATCACCAGTTCTTGCTAAAATTTCAGCATGTGATAAACCATATTTAATAATATCATCACATAGTTTCGGTGGTATTGCTGATTTAAAATACCAATAATAATTATTTAGATTCATAGATAATTAAAATTTATTACAATTCTCCTTTTAACATCGGTTGCCATAAAATTTCCATGATGCATTTGACTTGGAAAAATTAACATTTGATTTTCTTTAGGTGTTATTTGTATATCACCACCAAAACTAGTATTACCATTATTTTCATTTAAATAATAAATTGCAGTATTTATATGTCTTGGAGTATCTACATGAAAACCTGTAAAATATTTATCCTTTCTTCTCATCATTAAATTTGCTCTTATTTCTAATATATCTTTTGCTTTTAATTTTTCAACTAAAGGTAAAATTTCAGGATCGTAAAAATCAGAAGTTATTTTTTTATCTCTAATAAAAGAATGTGTAAAATAATAACCAGTTTCATCATGAGGTTTATCTACACATTGATCTCTATAATACCATGGAAATTCTCCAAAAAGCATTTTTTTAATTTTTAAAAAATCTTTTTCTTCTAAAAAATTATTATATATATTCATAAGTAATTGTCTGTATAAAATTTAAAGAATCTTTTTGATTGTTTGAGATCACATACATATTAGTTGATGGAAACATAATGAACATATTATCTGTTAATTCTATATCCCAACTTCTTCCTTTTCTTCTGTTATCATCATAGAATATTCGCACCATACATTTATTAGTTTTAACACCATATAATAATGTATAATCAGGTGAATTTCGTAAATCTACTGGATCAATATTTAATAGGGGTTGTGATATTTGATTAGGTTTATAAATATCTCCCCAATAATTTTTATTAACTAATTGAAAATTATATTCTAAATTTACATGATCTCTAATATAGGTATTTAACATGTCCCAAGTTCTTGAAAATGGAAACTCTGAATCTGTAAATGTTGATTGTAAAATATCTCCTGATAATTTATCTCT